CAAGAGCTCAAGTGTATGGAATATTTTTAGATGGTGATGATTCACAACTTCCCTTAGTTGTTGGATCAATACCAAAAATAGAATCAATTGTCAATGAAACATCAAGTAGCGTTACTGAAAAATATCCATCTGGTGCTACTAATATAGATTTTGTTATAGATGGTAATTCAAATATAGAAAAATGTATAAATTTTTTTACATCTCCTGCAGGAGGAAATTATAGTTTAATTCAAGCTTGTGGGATAGTTGGAAACTTCATGGTTGAATCCGGTGTAAATGTCGATCCAAAAGCTTTAAATCCAACAGAAGGTTCAAGAGGTATAGCACAATGGAATCCGGCTGCTGGTAGATTAAATACACTTATAAAGTATGCAACTAATATTTTAAAATTAGATTATTTAAGCTTAGAAGCACAACTATTATATACAAAATACGAACTTGAAACTTTTCCATATTTAGGTGACGCGTTACTAAGACAAGCTAACACTATAAAACAAGCAACTGAAGCGTTTTTAATAAATTATGAAATGCCTATGGGAGTTAGCACTAGAATTAACAAAGATTTAAATAAGAAAGAACGATATATAAAAGATAGAGAACCTAATAAAATAGATCTTAGAATAAAATATGCAATACAAGTCAAAGATACTATAGGCAGTGGAGATACAGGAGCAGCATAATGCCAGAAAAAGTTGGTGAATCACCGTATTTAACATATATTGAACCAGGGCTTAATAAAGATGATATATCGATAGTTGGTCACATTCATATATTGCAATATGCACAAACACCAAACGGACTAGCTCCAATTATAGTTGGCGGTGTTCAAACAAGTGAATTAGGTACACTGTACAAGCCAGTTGTTGGTGGTAATTATTTTTATAATTATGACAGAAATACAGGTGCAGTTACACTTCCACGAACATACGCAGGTGGCAGAATAACTGAAAATATGATTGTTATTTACACAGGACCTTTTATACCACCAAGTGGTGGCGGTGTAAATATCGATAGATATAAATCAGATGTTGATTCTAGAAGAAAAAGTTTTATAAGTGCTGAAGATAAACAAATAATTAAAGATCAACAATTTAATAAACTAAACAATGAAAGCGTAACAATTGACAATACTGGCGGAGAAACGGGTGGAGTTATAAGCTTATCCGAGTTTGCACGAGAGGGAACTGTTGTTACAAATAGATTGATGCCTTCAAAATTAAGTTCAACTTTTGGTGATGGTTTATTAAATAATATAACAGAATCTTCTGCAATACAAAGCATGTTAGGTACAGCAAGATCGAGTTTAGTAAAAAAGAAAATTATCACTCATCCTAATCCAACTTTTCTTGAATCTAAATTGAAAACAATATTTCCAAAAATGGCACCTGATAGAAGAAGATTATTAAGCAGTGAAAATTTTGCTGTTAATGCAAAAAAATGTCAAACTTCACTTATACCAGACCAAAGGCCAAAAATACAAGCACTTAAAAAAGTAAATGAAATAGTAAAAGCAAAGCAAGGTTTTTTTAATTTTTCAGCTCTTGGAATGACAGTAAGCAAAGTTACAAAACAAATAGGAGTAAATTCTGGAATCGGAAGAAGTAAACAAAACGTTATGGCTCATAAACAAGCAAACAGTGTTTTTGGTGCTATTAAACAAGTAGGCACAAAAATACTAGATAAACTTCCAGTATTTAGTGACAAGAAAAAAGAAGCTATATCAAATGTTTTTGATGGACAAGTGCCTGATATGATTGATGAAGGTGGTTTTACTAATTTACATAAACTAACAAAGAAAACATCAGACATTAATATTCCAACTCCAAATATTGATAATCCAACATCGGATGTAGAAAAGTTTGACGGATTCAATACTCCTGCTGATTATGAATTTACTTTTGTATCTTCTCCTGAAGAAATAACAAAAGAATTAATTAAAAGTATAAGAGGTCCGCAATATAGTAATGATCAAAGTATTGGTGCATTATTTCTAGGTCATAGTGGTCAACTATATGGACCAGAAGAAAAAGTAAACGCAAAATTTATACACGAAGAAATCAAAAGATCAGATGCACAAGAATTCGGTTTACAGGAAGTTACAAGTAATGCGATACTATACGGTATACAGTCTCATTACATCATAACTCGTGCTGGTAATATACAAAGAGGTAGACCAGTAAGTGTACCAAGAAATGATAAGCTTACTAAATTTTCTCAAACTGGTTTAAAACTAACTTTCATAGCAACAGAATCAACACCAATAAATAAACAACAAGAAGATGCATTTGATAAATTTTTAGAAGGTTTTTTTACAGCGTTTCCTGAATATCCAGTGTATGCTGATTATCAATGGAATCTTGATGATGCTGCAGGGTATAATGTAGTAAAAAAAATAAGGGATGGAATAACCGCAAAATATAAAATAGTTTACAAATATGAAGATATTTCTGAACTTACTGAAATGCCTATAAGAACACAAATGTGTATAGCTAAATCACCTGTAATTGCAGAACCTAGTTCAACTGGTAAAAAAATACTTTCACCGAGTGAGCAAAATGAACTTATTCAATCTGAAGCTTTTCAAAAGCAATTGGATAGAGATCTTGATTTAGCAATGAATAAAATGGAAGGACTTAATTTAAGCTTAAACGGTGTTTCAAAAGATGAAATTATAGCAAAGGTTGGCGCTGAAAATTTACCTGACGGTGATCCGAGAGAAAAATTAGAAAAAGATTTTGCATTATTTGAAAATGAAATGGATAAGATTTCAAAAGATGCAAATAGTTATCTTAAAGCATTTAATGGAAGTACAGCAAATGTTAAAAAAGTTTCCGAAAATTTGGTATAGCATATGAGTAGAGAGTATAATAGATTAAGTAACACAGTATTAGAGTCATTAAAAGACAAAGATGATGGAAGATCTGATCCAGACGGAAAATTTCCGAGAAGAGAATATATAGGTGTTTCTTCGGTAAATAATATTGCACGTGGTACCAGAACAAAAAATGTTTATATAGGTGGAAGTGTACCCGGTATTAATTTAAATTTAAACGCTGAAGCCACATCTGAATATCCTAATAACCAAGTAAAAGAAACTGCGTCTGGTCATATCATAGAGTATGATGATACTTATGGTAGAGAAAGAATAATGATGCGTCATAGAACAGGTTCTGGCGTAGAGATGCGTTCTGACGGAACAGTTATTATTAGTTCCACAGCCAACACGATAAGATTATCACTTGGTGATGAAAAAGTAATCATTGAAGGAGATGTTGAAATAGCATATCAACAAAACGTCAAAATGAGAGTTGGTGGAGATTTTGATTTAGATGTTGATGGTAACTATAATATTAATGTTCAAGGTGATAAAGTTGAAACTATAAAAGGCTCTGTAATCCAAGATGTTGGTAGAAATTATGAAGCTGCGGTTACTAAAAATAAATCTGAAACTATTTTAGGATTTGATAATAAAACAGTGTTAGGTGATAAAAACATTATTGTAAAAGGCAATATTGATTATACTGTAGAAGGTACATATGAAAATTCAGTTAAAGGTACATTAATTACTACAAGTGAAGGTAACATATCATTAACATCACCTGATATTAATATTGCTGGAAATGATGTTTCAGTTATTAGCAGTACAGGTACTTTTGGTGGTGATAACGTAACATTATATAGTAAAAATATATTTGCTACATCAAGTACTTTTACTGAAGGTGTTACTGCTCCAACATTTCACGGTGCACTTGAAGGAAATGCAAAAACTGCAACGCAAGCCGGAAGATCAGGCACTGCAGGAGCATTAGGTGCCGGTGGTTCTGCAGGAACTGAAGTTAATACTGCTACAAATACTAATCAAACAACTCAACCAACAACTGCAAGAATTGATGCTATTTTAAATACATCTGACATTGGTGTTAAAGAAGTTGAAGTTGACACTAATATGAAAAACATTATTGATAGAACAAGTAATTATGGTGGCATAACTAAACACGATGTTACATTAAAAAGACACAGATCTATTAGTAAAGATCCAAACACGCTAAACAATGAAGATTATATTGCAGCTGTTTTTTCAGAAGGTATTTTAAATCCAGCAGGTGCTGTTATAATACCAGAAAAAACAGGTCAAGTTCATCCGAAAAGTTCAACTGTATTTAGAGGTTCTTCAAGTATAGGAACTAAAAATGGTAAAGGACTATTTAACATATAGGTAATTATGGGAATCGATAAAAAAACAACTGACATAGTACCAGCTGGACAATATGATCCAACTTTTCAAAGTGTTATTACTCCAAGGACTAAGCTAGCTTCTAACGTAACACTTTCAAAATTTTTAGGATCATATAATGATCCAGTAGTTTTTAATAATTTATCAAGTGAAAGCGATAGATTATTATTAGCAAAACAATATTACTTACACGCTGAAGCTATGAAAACAATTAATTCAGCTAATGGTAGTAAAGACTTTGAAAACTACAGATTAGTAGTTTCAGAAGGGTATTATAGACCTGCACCGGCAGAAGTCCTTGATAAAACTGATGGTATAAATCATTTAAAAACTAAGGGTAGAGCTGTAGTTTATGAATTAATTGGAAACGATGGATTAGTAGATTATGATAAAACATTTGAATTAGCAGTTTATTGGAAACAAAATATTCAATATGAAAAATTAATTTTAAACTATGATACGTTTGATCCAAGTGGCAGTTTACATGTTGATTTGATATTAATTATGCCAAGAGTTATACCTCCATGGAAAGTAACATTTAATAATGATATAGAAACAAGATATAATAATGCAGTTCAAACAACAGGTGAATTTATTGAAATAGGTAAAGAAGATGAAACTGCAGGAACTCTAAATACAATTGAACCTGTAGATGAAAGTAAACCGTTTGCTCTTTATGGAACTGGTGCAAGTGGCCTTGGCAGAGGATTAACAGGTTATTTTTATCCTTTATATACTGATCAAACAAAGGTTCCTAAACCATATCATATTCATACATTTGAAGAGTATGCCGGCGTAGAATTTTACATGCCTAACTCTTCAATGAATCATGCAAAAGCAACATATAACGCCAATGTTTACAATTTATACGGATCAGCCGGTACAGGAAGTTCAAGTAGTGGAAGCAGTTATGCATAATTTCGTTATAAATAGAAAAAAGAATTTAAGGACTTAATATGCCGACACGTGCTTTTTCTATAGAAGATGGTAACACCAATATAGCATCAATTAATGTTGCACGAACTCGTCAAAATAATGATATTGACTTGAGTTTTTCTCCAAAATTTATTGGTCTTGATAGTGATGGAACAAATTTAAGAGCTGATGTTTTTAAAAAAACTAATTTGGCAGCTGTTAAACAAGCAGTAAGAAATTTACTGTTAACTAACTATACTGAAAGACCATTTATGCATAGGTTCGGCGGTAACTTATCAGCTTTATTATTTCGTTTAAGCACTGAAGTTGATGACATGGATCTTGAAAATGAAATTGTAAAATCAGTAGAAGCATTTGAACCAAGAGCAAGAGTCCTTAACATAAATAGCGTGATTAGTCCAGATAATAATGAGGTAAGAGTAACAGTAACATTCCAAGTAATAGCTACACTTGAACAAGATGTAGTTGAAATTAACTTAACAAGGTTGAGATAAAATGGCAACAACAATTCAATCCACAGATTTAGATTTTGATACAATAAAAACAAGACTAAAAGATTATCTTAAGAAGCAAAATGAATTTAATGATTATGATTTTGAAGCTGCTGGATTAAGTAATTTATTAGATGTGTTAGCATATAACACACATTTCAATGGGCTAATTGCAAACTTTGCAATTAATGAAAGCTTTTTAAATACTGCGCAACTAAGAAGCTCTATTATATCACATGCTGAAGCGTTAGGATATGTTCCAAGATCTTACACATCCTCACAAGCAAAATTAAACTTATCTATCTCTATATCTGCATCTGATAGACCTAATTTAGTTGATTTACCAAGAGGAGTAACCTTCACTACGTCAATTGATAATGTATCATACACATTCAGAACACGTGAAAAATATACTGCTACACCTAATTCTGCTGGTGTATATAATTTTGTAACAGCCGATGGTTTAACTGAAATACCAGTTTATGAAGGAATTGAAAAAGTAAAAACTTTTTTTGTCGGAGATACTAGCGATAATCAAATATATGTAATACCAGATATAACAATAGACACTACTACAATAAGAGTAAGAGTTTTTGATACTGCAGTAAGTTCAACGTTTGATACATATACCAACATTAATACTGCAAGAAGAATAACACCTACATCAACTCATTATCAAATTAAAGAAGTACCAAACGGATATTACGAAATAATTTTTGGTGATGGTTTAAGCACTGGAAAAGCTCCGACTGCAGGTAATATGATTAAAATAGATTACTTATCTACAAAAGGTACAGCCGGTAATGGTGCATCTATTTTTACTACAAATGTACAAGTACAAGGAGAAAATTTAGCAGTATTAACTAATACTGCATCTGCTGGTGGATCTTTTAGAGAAGGTATAGAATCTATAAGGCAAAACGCGCCAATTTATTTTACATCACAAAGAAGAATGGTTACTGCAGAAGATTACCGAGGTCAAATATTAACAAACTTTAATTCTTTTGTAGATGACGTAACAACTTGGGGTGGTGCAGATAATGATCCACCCGTTTATGGTAGAGTTTATGTATCATTAAAATTTAAAGATGACGTTGATAATGCCACACAACAAAATATAAAAGCAAGAATTATATCCGAACTAACAGATAATTTTGCTATTGCAACTATTGATACGATATATGTTGATCCAGTAAATACATTTTTAGAATTATCAACTACTTTTAATTTTGATCCGGATCTTACAAGTAGAACTGCAGGTTCAACACAAAATCTTGTTCAATCAACTATACAAACGTTCTTTGCTAACAACTTAGAAAAATTTGGCCAAGTTTTTAGAAGATCAAACTTATTAACAATAATTGATGATTTAGATGAGGCTATATTAAACACAAAAATGGAAGTTAAAGTTCAGCAGAGATTTACACCTTCACTAGGATTGACAAGAAGTTACAATATATATTTTCCTGTTCCAATATCAGCGCCTGATGATAAAAATTATATTATTTCATCTAGTAAATTTACTGTTAATAACATATCTTGTGTTTTACGAAATAGGTTAAGTAGCACAACTATGGAAGTGGTAGATACATCAGGTAATGTTGTAATTGATAATATAGGATCATATACTGCTGCAGCCGGTAGAATAGATTTAACTGGTTTAAATGTTACTGCATTTGAAGGAACCTCAATAAAAGTATCAGTTTTACCTACAAATCAAAGTACTATTAGACCTTTAAGAGCATCACTACTAAATCTTGATCAAGAAATTTCAAAAGCCAGTGCTATTCTTGACTATCAAAATACACAAGTTAGTTTAAGCGGTGGTACACAAACAAGTTCAAGTGGTTCAACAACATCAAGTGGTTCTAGTTCAGGTTACTAATGAGTAATATTAATTACAGCAGTTTCAGAAGACCATATAACTTTTTAGATAGAAAAGTACGTGACGCTTTACCTGAACATTTTACTACTGACTATCCTAAGTTCATTACATTTTTAGAAAAATATTATGATTTTTTAGATTCAGATGGTGCAAGTTCTTTTGATCATAATTTAAGAGCTTTGTTTCAATTAAGAGATACTCAATCTATACCAAATACCTTTTTACCTAATTTAATATCTGAATTAGCTGCTGGTAATACAGGTGATAATTTTACTGATGCAAATTTTTATGCTCAAAGAATACATGAACTGCATAGAACTAAAGGAACAAGATTTTCAATAGAAGAATTTTTTAGAGCTTTTTTTCAAGTTAATGCTGAAGTAGAATTTCCAAAAAAAGATATCTTTACACTTGGTCATGATTCATCTGGACCATTAAGTAAAATAGGAGCTGAATCAAATAAGTTTATTCGTAATAATGCTTTATACCAGATTTTTTCAATATTAATAAAAAGTTCAATATCTCAAAATACTTGGCTTGAATTATATAAAAAGTTTGTACATCCAGCAGGGTTTTACATAGCAGGACAGGTTCTTACAGACGTTGAAGCACGTATTTCTCCAACAGCACCTCTATCGATATTTGACAGTAGTGTTGGTCCCATACTTACAATGGAAGCAACTCAAAGTATAGTTGCACCTTTTACGCAAGAAACTGCGCTAATTGATTCTGCTGGAACGTCAATTAGAGTAGGGGTCGATCAGATAGTTAGTGTATATCAAACACTTACAGTTGCACAACTTCAAGGATTTTATAGAAACGTTGAAGAACTTATTACACCTAATTCATTTACATTTGATGATAGTGGCCTAGGAAAAGACTTTATTGGTGCATTAGGTGATAGTGCAGAAGCAGCTGCACCTGATTTCTCACTTACTCTTGAAACAATGGATAATGAACAATTCGATTCATCTTTTAATTCATAATGATTATTTTTATGTATAAATAGAACTATTATTAGGAAGATTATATGACTAGACAAAATATTGGTATAGGCAGTGCGGCCAATGACGGTAATGGAGATACATTACGAACGGCAGGTACTAAGATAAATGCTAACTTTAGAGAAATCTATACTTTTTTAGCAGATAGTAATAATTTATCAACTCAAATATCATTAGAAAATGATGCCGTTGTTTTTGAAGGATCAACCGCAAATGATTTTGAAATAAGATTAAAAGCAAAAGATGCAACAGCAGATAGAGATATTATTTTACCAAATGTTAGTGGAAATTTAGTACTTGATTCAGCTACACAAACTTTAACAAATAAAACTTTAACTACACCAGTTATATCATCAATATCAAACGGTGGAACTATTACCATACCATCTGGAGCAGATACGTTAGTTGCAAGAACTTCAACGGATACTTTAACTAATAAAACATTAACATCCCCTACTACCTATAGACCAATAATTCAACAAAGTATTAATGATTCTTCTGGAAATGAATTAATAAATTTAGTTCGAACAGTAAGTGCAGTAAATGAAATTACTATTACCAATAAAGCAACCGGCGGTCATCCTTCAATAGCAACAACTGGAGATGATGCAGATGTTAACTTATCGCTGCTAAGTAAAGGTAAAGGCTCAGTGGCTATAAGCAAAGCCGCATTTACTTCTGATGAATTTGATTCTAATGGTCATAATGGAGGTCAGGCTGATTCGTCTTCTTCATTGATTATATGTAATAGTGGAACGCCATTAGCAGTAGCAT